CAAGGCGGCGAGCGGTATGACCTGGGTAACGGTGCGTGCCGCTGCTCGGCGTGCCACGCACGCAAGACGCTGCGGGAAACGCGGCCGAGCCGGGGGCGGTCGGAATCATAGGGCCGCGCCGGATACCAAACCCCACGGTTTCCTTTTGCGTGCGCGTGGCCGAAATTGGAAGTTTAGGAGGGCCTAGCCATGGGCAAGGGCCGCAAGCCGACGCCTAAGCCGATCCTTAGCCTTCGTGGCTCTCGCGTTAGGGGGCCGCATAAGAGCGGGATTGAGGCGCCGCCTGGTGTGCCGCCGGCCCCGGCCTGGCTGTGCGATACGGCCCGGGCTGAGTGGGAGCGGATCGTTCCCATGCTGGAGGCGTCCAAGGTGATGAGCCCTCGTCACCAACAGACCCTCGCCGCCTACTGCGATTCGTTCGCGGACATGGTGCAGGCCGACATCGAGCTCAAGGCGAACGGCACCACGTTGATGGACGACAAGGGTAGGGTGAGTAACCACCCGGCGTGGATGCGGAAGCGCGACGCACGGAATCAGATGCTGAAGTTCGCGGCCGAGTTCGGCCTGACGGCATCGGCCCTCGCGAGGGTATCGGCAGTTGAGCAAACGCCGACACAAAACGACGACGACGCCCGTATGTTCGCCTGACTCGCCTGGCGAGTTGGCGGTTCGGTTCTTCGAAGAGAACCTGACGCACGCGAAAGGCGAGCTTGGCGGCAAGCCGTTCCTGCTCGAACCGTGGCAAAAGGACTACGTTCGGCAGTTGTTTGGGCAGTTGCGACCGGATGGCATGCGGCAATACCGCACGAGCCTGCTGGCGATCCCACGGAAGAACGGCAAGTCAACGCTGTGTGCCGGGATCGCCCTCAAGCTCATGTTCGACGGGGAGCCTGGGGCGGAAATCTATTCGTGTGCCGCTGACCGCGACCAGGCCCGGCTGGTCTTTGAGATGGCGAAGGTTTGCGTAGAGAACTCGCCGAAGTTACGCAGCCGGCTGCGGGTGTTTCGCAACAGCATCGTGCGGGAAGAGACGCATACCACGTACAAGGCGCTGTCGGCGGAAGCGTTCACGAAGCACGGCTTGAACGCTCACGGCGTGATATTTGACGAGCTCCACGCCCAGCCAGGTCGCGAGCTGGTCGATGTCATGGCCACAAGCCAGGGTGCGCGTCGGCAGCCGCTGCTCGTGTACATCACGACGGCCGGCTACGACCGCAAGAGCGTCTGTTGGGAAATCTGGAAATACGCCGAGGCAGTGCAATCCGGTGCGATCACCGATGACACGTTCCTGCCGGCGATATTTGCGGCTGCACCGGACGCCGACTGGAAGGACGAAAAGACGTGGGCCGTCGCTAATCCGAATCTCGGCGTCTCGATCAAACTGGACTTCCTGCGAAGCGAGTGCCAGCGGGCCGTCGAGGTGCCTGCGTACGAGAACACGTTCCGGCAGTTGTACTTAAACCAGTGGACAGAGCAGGACACGCGATGGCTTCGCATGGATCACTGGGCGCAGGGAAACAAGCCGTGCCCCGTGTCGCTCGAGGGTCGTGAGTGTTGGGCTGGCCTGGACTTGGCGTCCACGTTCGACACTACGGCACTGGTGCTGTTGTTTCCGCTGGATGACGGCACGTTCTGGGTGCAGCCGTACTTCTGGATTCCAGAAGAAAACGCCGCACAGCGCGAGCGGCGAGACAAGGTGCCGTATCTCACGTGGGCTCGCCAAGGGCATCTCAAGATGACCCAGGGCAACGTAACTGATTTTGACATAGTCCGGGCTGACATAAACGCCCTGGCGAAAAGGTATCAGATTCGCCAGTTGGCAATTGACCGCTGGAACGCGACGCAGTTAGCCACACAACTGCAAGGAGATGGCGTCAACGTGGCAGGATTTGGACAGGGCTATGCCAGCATGAGCCCGGCCGCGAAGCAGCTGGAAGCATGGGCCGTCGCCGGTCGCCTGCTGCATGGCGGGCATCCAGTGATGGCGTGGCAAGCCGGCAACGTGGCGATACAGCAGGACGCGAACGGGAACATTAAGCCCAGTAAAGCCAGAAGCACAGAGCGAATCGACGGCATGGTGTGCCTTGCCATGTGCTGCGGCATCTACGCCGTGGCCACGGCCCCGCCGCCCGAACAATCCTGGGACATCATCACGCTATGAGTGACACGGCGATCACGAATGACTACCGGATGCACGAGCTTCGTGGCATCGACTGGAGCGAGATGGGCGGTGGTCGCACCGCGTCGGGCATCCGCGTCAACGCCGATACGTCGATGGCGTGCTCGGCATACACGGCCTGTATCCGGGTGATTTCCGACAGCGTCTCGTCTCTGCCGCTGCACCTCTACGAGCGAGTGGCGTCTGGCGGCAAGCGTAAGGTTCCCGAGCATCCGCTGTACCGTCTGCTGCACACGCAGCCGAATCCGTGGCAGACGGCCCAGGAGTTTCGGGATTGGATGACGGGGCTGTACCTGCACTACGGCGCGAGCTATGCGGAGAAGCGTCCCGGCCCGCGTGGCACGGTTGGCGAACTGTGGCCGCTGCACAGCAGTCGGATGGAAGAGGAACGGCTGGAAAACGGCCAGATTCGCTACCTCTACCGCGAGCCAGACGGACGGCAGACGGTGTACCGGCAAGACCAGATCTTCGCCTTGCGGTACACGACCAGCGACGGCATTCATCCGATCCCCACCTACCGGCTGTTCCAGAACGCCATCGGGCTGGCCCAGGCGTTGGAGGCTCACGGGGCTACCTACTTCGGCAACGGTGCCCGGCCTGGCATCGTGCTGGAGTCTGACAACCCGATCCCGGTCGAGGCGGCCGAGCGTCTGCGAGAGCAGTGGGAGCGGATGCACCGTGGGCCGGATCGAGCGCACCGCACGGCGGTGTTGCCGAATGGGGTGAAGGCTCACGAGCTTAGCGGCAGCAACGAGGCGGCGCAGTTCCTCGAGACGCGGCAGTACCAGGTGATTGAAATCTGCCGGGCGTTTCGCGTGCCGCCGCACATGATCCAAGACCTGACCCGCTCGACCTACAGCAACATCGAGGTGCAGGGCACGGAGTTCGTGCAGCATTGCCTGCTGCCGCATCTCAAGCGGTGGGAGGCGGCGATTGCCCGCGACCTGATTGACGATGACGAGCGGTACTTTTGCGAGCACAACGTCAGCGGTCTGTTGCGTGGCGATCACGCGAGCCGCTCGGCCTACTACGTGTCGGCGATTCAGAACGGGTGGATGAGCATCAACGAAGTGCGCGAAATGGAAAACTTGAACCCGCTCGGCCCCGAGGGCGACAAGCACTTCATCCAGCTGAACATGACCACGCTCGACAAAGCTGGCGAGGAGCCGCCGGCACCGGAGCCGATGGCCGAACCGCCCGTCGAGGAAGAAGACACCCCGGCCGATGACGCCGAAGACCAGGCCGAAGAGGAGGACACGACCGATGGAAATTGAACGCCGCTCGCTGTTGGTTGAGGAACTGCCCGAGGCCGAGCTGGTGGTCGAGTCGCGGTCGAATGGTCGCGAGGCGATTCGGGGGCTGGCGATTCCGTACAACCGGCTGTCCGTTGATCTCGGCGGCTTTCGCGAGCGAATCCTGCCGGGGGCGTTCGACAAGATTCTCAGCCGCCAACGCGGCAAGCAGGAGATCGTGTCGTACTTCAATCACGATTCCAACTGGCTGTTGGGCCGCGAGTCTGCCGGCACGCTGGAGATCATCTCCGACGAGCGTGGCATTTCCTACATCGTGGAGCCGCCAGACACGCAGGCCGGGCGGGACGTTCTCGCACTCGTGCGGTCGAGGAATCTGCGTGGCAGTTCGTTTGCGTTCACGGTCGCACAGCGTGGCGGCGAGCGGTTCACGACGGACGAGGCAGGCAAGGCGATCCGTGAAGTGGTCGAGGCGTCAGGGCTCTACGAAATGGGGCCAGTTGTGGCGCCGGCGTATAGCAGCACCAGCGTGGCCGTGGCCATGCGGTCCTACGAGGCGTGGCTTGCGGAGCAGGCACCCGAGCCGGCGGCCCAGGCGGATTGTTCGCAGATGGCCTTGCGAGGCGTCGCCGCCGCCTGGGCCGCCCTTCTCAGGATTCGCAATGTCTGACCGTCCCCGCTGTCAGTGCGGCGAGCAACTGCGAACGCGCTCTAGTCGTGCATGCGGCGACGAACGGCAGCGGTACGTGCGCTGTCCGCGATGCGGTGCTCGCGGTGTGGTGTTTGTGAAAACAACAGTTTCGCAAGTGCGGTTCTGCAAGGGGCCGGGTAGGTAAGTGCATCGTGGACTTCACGGCAATCACGCCGCTGGAGAAACCACGACATGGATCGCCTTACCGCTCTCCGCACCGAGGCCACCGAGGTTGCCACTCGGATCGAGGCCCTGACCGCTCTCGACTCTGACAACAAGGCCGACATCGACGCTCGCAATCTCGAGCTCTCTGGCCTGACCGAGAAGGCCAAGGCGCTCGCCGGCCAGATCGACTTCGAGGCGAAGGTGGCCGAGTCGGTCGCCAATCTCCGCAGCGTTGCCGAGCGTTGCTCGCCGGCTCCCGAGGTTCGCGCCGAGGAGCGGACCCGGATCGAGCCGGTTCGCGACAGCCGGACGCTGAAGGCGTTCCGCTCGCATGAGGATGCCTACCGCGTCGGCAAGTGGATTCAGGCGACCTTCGCCGGCGATGCCGAAGCAAAGCGGTGGTGCCAGGACCACGGCGTCGAGGCTCGCTCGATGGTCGGCGGCGTCAACTCGCTCGGCGGCTGGACCGTGCCGGATGAGCTGTCCAGCACCGTGATCCGCAACGTCGAGACGTATGGTGTGGCCCCGACCGCGCTGCAGAACTTCAGCATGTCTTCGGACACGCTGTCGATTCCGAAGCGGCTGAGCGGCGTCACCGGCTCGTGGCTGGGCGAGAACGCCGAGTTCTCCTACAGCAACATGACCGGCACGCAGGTGCAGCTTGTGGCCCAGAAGTTCGGCGTGGCGACCAAGGTCAGCAACGAGCTCTTCGCCGATGGCGTGGGCGTTGCGGACCTGATCGCGACCGAGCATTCGCTCGCCGTGGCCCGCGCCCTGGACGAGGCGGTGTTCGTTGGCACGGGTGTCTCGTCCTTCGGCGGCCATCACGGTGTGGCGGTGAAGATCGACACCGCTCCGTTCACGGCCTCGGTCGTGACGGCGGCCAGCGGCAACGTGTCCTTCGAGACGCTCGACAAGGAAGACTTCCTTGCCGTGCTCGCGAGGATCCCGCGCTACGCTCTGCCTGGTGCTCGGTGGTACATCTCGCCGGCTGGCTATCACGCCGCGATGCAGCGGCTGGATCTGGCCCAGGGTGGAAACGCCAGCGTGGCCCAGGGTTT